AGTAATCAATGGGTCAACGTTATCCAGCGTAACCATTAACTACATAAACAATGGAGTATTATCGAGCGCAGCGACATTTGGATTGTTGTCTGTATATGCATTCGGTAGCTCAAATCTTGGAAGCGGGTCAAGCGTCACAACGACTGGTGAGCAATCAACAACGATAAACTGTGGCGCAACAATCGATGATTCATCGAACACATACTACCTAAGTGTGATTAATAGTGGTTCGGTAGAGTTATTTCTTTACTCAATAGTTCTCAACTTTACCAATATACCACTCCCAGCTATAAGTAACATATAAAATGGTTACCAATAATTTCGTCTACTCAGATCTTCCAAGGATCAATCATATAGTGCAAAATGCTATGACGCTCTATCCAAAAGAGCTGGTTGTAGAGACTTTGCGCGACTATTTTTCGCGTGATGCTGAGTACCACTATGTGGCAGATCATTGGGGAAATCCAAAAACACCAGATCTGAAGGATCACCCATTAGATGCCGGGTACGGAAATGATCTCACGACAAGAATATTCATAGGTGAAAAATACCGATATAATGTCGTTTATTATCCATGTATCCTGGTAGCCAATGGAGGCGCAACCTCTGTACCGATATCATTCAATCGAGAAGCCTCATCCATAAAGTGGGATCAAATGGTATTCGAGGATGGGTATGGAAATATAACCACATTTCCAGTTCCATCCTATTTTATTTTTGCTGGCGCCTGGGAAGGATCGATAACACTAGACATAAAAGCACGAGATTTGCGCACAAGGGATGAATTAGTTGATCTGGTATCTCAATCATTCGTAGATACTAACTTCAATGATTTAGCAAAATCAGGCCTTGTTATTAAGGCTGGAGGAGTATCGTCAAGCGCCCCATCCGAGATAGACGATAGAAACGATAAGCTTTTTATGCAAACGGTAACGCTTCAGGTCAGAAGCGAGTGGAGAAGGCATATACCCATCAATAATATAATCGATATAATCAATATGAGCATAGAATTTGGTGAAATCGGACCACCACCTGGGCCGATAGCGCCAAATCTAACCATAAATGTTCAAGAAAGTATTGTAGATATACTGGCAAATTTATAGACATAATTATTTGACATATAGGAAGCTATGAAGAAGTGTAGCAAATGTAGGGAAGAAAAGCAACTAAATGAAGATAATTTTAGGATATGCAAATGTCCCAATAAAGAATTTCAAGAATACTGGGCATTATCTAACCTTCGACCATTGAGCGCAAAACAAAATATGCACGATGGGCAACCAAAATAAGACATAAACAGCAATAATATTGCATTACAATGAACACAATAAAAGGAACTTTCTATGAGCAACATACCAGGTGCAAATAATGTCACTCCCGGCGTTTACACGAATGTGGAAACCCAAAGCACTGGAGCAAATGTTCCTGGCGGAATATTAGTTCCCTGCATCATTGGTGAGGGATCGACAAATCAAATCATCGTAGCTTCTGCCCTCGGCGGTGGCCAAGATGGTTTAAATCCCACTTTTACATCAACAAATGGTGCAGTCGGAAGATATTTTCAGATATCGCAAGCTCCACTGGTTGAAAACAGAACTCAACTTTTCAAGAATGGCGTAACGCTGGTAGGATTAGAGCAGGATTTCATTCCAACAAACGGTGTATTCAGCGATGATTACGACTATTGCATAGACTACACAACAGGTGATATAGAGCTACAATCTGCTTACATCATCAATCAGGGTGGGTCAAGCTATACGAGCGGCGCGACGAACATCGGCGATGGCTACATCTCGAATCTATCTCTTGTTGATATCAATGCCCCAAAGGAAACTTGGACCATCAAGTGTGTAAGTGTTGCGCGAAATGCCTCGAATCAGCCAATCGTTAATTCCGCCTCCTTTATTGCCTTCGGTTCAGTCTCAGGAAATGTTCTTGATGGTTATGGTGATTCGGTTGTATGGGTATCTAATGGCGTAGTTGTATCAAATGGTATTCTCAGCTTCTCTTTGTTTGATACTGTTCCATTCAATCCAGGCGACTACTTTACAGTAGAGGTGTATAGCGGTGTCCTCAGCAAAGGCGATACGCTCACCGCCACATTTATTCCAGTTGGAAATATCAATAACCCAACGTTCTTTACCGATATGTCAAGTCTGACATCTATGACTGGACCAGTTAGTCTTACCAACGTTCTATCGCTCGGCGCTCAGCTAGCTTTTGAAAATAATACACCAGGCGTAATGGCACTTCAGGCGGCCCCTTCGCTACCACGTAGAACCTCAATTGAGCTTGAATCAAATTTCAACGCACTATCGACAAACTACAATGATTTCGTGTTGCCTCTACCAATCGGTGTTCAACCAGCTACGGGAGATGCGATACACATCTTCGTCACCAATCCAACAACAAACGTAGAAACACAGCTTCTACCAAATATGTTCCCCTTCTATACACTCGGAACTGTTGGTCAGCCAACTGTCGATGAGTTTGTATTTGATAACACCGAATTCCCAGGCGGAAATTCATACTCATACTCTGTCATCCAAAGCGTAGAGACACTGAATTTCGGCACAGATGGTTATCTTAATACAATCAACGGCTCGAATGCATACTTTAGTAGCGTAGGTGTTGGAGAGTTCAACTCCAGTTATGTTGGATTAAATGTTAAAATCATTGATTCAAATCACAATGCTAACATTGGAACATTCCCAATAACTGCGGTTATTAACGGTAACTTGGTTATCACCATACCATCCTCTGTGACAGATACGAACATCAAGTTCGAAGTTCAGGATCCAACAGCGCAAGGTTTCTACCTGGTTCTTAATCACAATATCGTTCCAAACGGCAATAGCTTACGCATTACTCTTGTCGATGAGCGTGATGCTGGGTTCTTCGACGCAGGTTGGGAAACGGCTCTCAGCGTTCTTGAAACACAGGAAGTTGATATCATTGTTCCACTTCCACTCGAAACAATATCCGTCATATTCCAAAACACAGTCAATCATTGCATTGCAATGAGCAACATAAGAAACAGAAAGGAACGCGTTGCATTCATTGGAGCAATCAATGGACTCACTCCAGCAAATCTAACTGGAGCGCAGCCCGCCGCAGTTGAAAATATAGGTGTATTGGAAGGGATCCAGGGCAATACTGTTGCGGAGGTTCTTGCTGGTAATACAGAAGACCTTACCAACTATGCCGTAGGTGGTACAGCCCCAAATGGTGCATATAGTGATACATATCGATGTGTATACTTCTTCCCAGATCAGATTATGGTTCAGGTTGGCGCAGATAACGAAACGCTCGATGGTTTCTATATTGCAGCTGCGGCTGCTGGCTACGTAGCTGGTGTTCCAAACGTTGCAATGCCTCTCACCAATAAGGTTCTCAGTGGATTCTCGATTCTATCGAATCGTCAGTTTAGCCCAACTGTCTATCAGAATCTCGCTGCTGCTGGTGTCACTGCACTTCAGCCGGTGAGTGGAGGAGGCCTTGTTGTATGGGGACTTACAACGACAGACAGCGGTGCACCGGAAGAGCAGGAAATATCAATTGTATTCATTCGCGATACAATCGCGAAGGAGTTCAGAGCTGGACTTGCTGGCTTCATAGGTCAGCCAGGATACCCAAATGTAATCACAAATATGAGCGCAAGGGCACTGTCGATGTTGAAGTCATTCATCTCACAGGGACTCATAACAAACTTTGCTAACCTGAACATTGCTCAGGACAGCGTAGATCCTCGTCAGTATAACATAACCGTTCTTGTTCAACCAGTATACCCAGTCAACTGGATCTACGTCACGGTTGGAGTAGGCGTAATTGGTAGCTAAGATTAATAATTGAGTATTTTAATTGGAGAATTTAAATGGCCGGACTTTTAACACCACAAACCGGAAGCATTATAAATAATGCTTCTGGTACGACAGTAGATAGAACAGGATCTTCGCTATCTACCAACATCATCATACAGGTCAATGGCACCCCCATCGGCGCCATCCAGACCCTATCCATCAATGAGCAGGCAACCATTACGATGATCGATGAAGTTGGAACAGCTGGCCACATCGATTCAGCGCCAACCAAGGCAACTGACATAAGTGGAGATTGCCAACGCATTCGTTATGACCTATTAACAGTGACAGAGGCTTTTAGTAGAGACTTCCTTCACGTTGCAGCTCAGCGAATTCCATTCGATATCGTCATCCTCGATCAGACAGCAGGAGACGGGGCAAATACAGTAATCACAACAATCCAGAATGTATGGATACAGAAGATTAGCTGGGCATACCGACAGGATAACTACCTTATCGTTGACGATATGAGCTGGGTTGCAGAGGCCATCTTCAGCAATCTTCAGAGCGGCGCTTCGGCAGCCTCTTCTGGCCCGCGTGGGTTCAACCTTCAGACGAATTCGATTGAACAGCTTACCGATACCGGAGTTTATCGAGGAGCATTAACGGCTCCAGGCGTAATCTCCGCAGTATTCGAGTAATAAGACCATATAGCGCAACGCCAATTTACATTGGCGTTGCGTAATATTTTTGTATTCATTTACGACCATAAAAAGTCGTAAATATTATATTTTCGTGTGTTATATACATTTAGTAAGTTCTATTCTAAATAAAGGCATTAATTATGGCTACTTTTTCTTCTTCCCAATTTAGCAAAACAACACCAAACCCACAAATGAGGGAATTTAATATCGGCGAACCTGAGCAGTCCTCAGGCGCGCAGCCATCTGCACAATTTGACGCTCAGCTTGATGCAGAAAAGTCTATTCGAGAAGCGCGTGAAGTCAAAAACCAAGAGATCGTGAATGGTGGGGCTCGCATCAATCCAGACGCTAAGAAAAGAATAGAAATCCTATCAAACATTGGTCGAATGACAAGAGATGTTAAAATGGGAGATCACACATTTACCATTCGCACACTTAAAGCAAAAGAAGCCCGTGAAGCTGCTCTCGCCACATTCTCATCAGTCGATACTCAGCTTGAGGCCTCTTATGAGGCACGTCGTCAGCAGTTAGCTCGCTCGATCTATCAGATCGATGGGCATTCTGTAAATGATGTCATAGGCGCATCAGATATGGCAAGCAAGCTATCTTGGATTGACGACAACCTTGAAGACATAGTAGTTAACAAACTATTCTCAGAATTCAATTCACTCAAAGAAGAAGCACAGAATAAATATGGCATCGCATCAGCGGAACAAGCCAAGGAGGTCGTTGAAGATCTAAAAAAATAGTAAAGGAGCCAGACCATAGGTTTTTATGGTTCCTGTGCAAAACTTTTCAGAAGCTCCCTGATGACCCAGAAATTGAAGAGATGGATCCTATAATGAAAGCCTGGATGTTTCATAATTGGATTGAAGACTATTCTGATGAATATAAATTGTTGGAAAATCAAGGATATCTCGTTGGATCATTTATCAATCCAGAAGCCGTACAAAAGATGCTGGGTGTCGGAGTTAAGCAGCACGCCTCAACAACTGAAGAGTCAGATGATCTTATGAAGAGAATCGTGGCAAGCAATCAGCAAAAGAGGGAAGAGGCGCAAAAAGGCAATGGCAAGAAAAAACGTAAGCGTAAAATAACGGGATAGGACAATGGCGATTGATGATAATGTTGATACTAATAGTCTAGATAATGCCACAAAGAGTGCAAATACCTTGCAGTCCGCAATGGGTCTGGTCGCTGGTAGTATGACTAATGTTATTAATCGCATCGTTGATTTCGGAAAACAGGCAACGGCATCAACGGACGATGCTTCTGAGGCTATGGATGATTACACAAGCTCCATATCAAATATGATTGGTGCGATGTCGAATATCAGCAACAAGAGTTTTTCTGGAATGATCAAAGGTGCTGAAGATGCCACTATGGGTGTTGATAAGCTAACCAGAACACTTATGAATGTTGGCGCCGTAACAATCAAAACAGATACATTTGATAAGTTCACGGTAGCAGGAGAAGCGTCCATTAATGCTGTCAATACTCATATGGATGAGCTTGCATCAGTAATGACGAAACTCAAAATTCCTGACTCCTTCATCAAAGGGTTTAAGACTTTTCTCGATAATGCGGCAGCATCAGAAAAGTTAACCAATTCATACATTGCGCTATCGGCAGCAACGGGGACTATGAATGAACTGTTCGCTAATAACAAGCTAAAGGACATGTCTTCATTAACTGCTCAATTCACGGACTTTGTAGATAAGTCAGCGGCGGCTACTGGTCAAGACACAAAGGCGGTATATGGATATGCTGCTATGCTTGGAACCATTCCTGGATTTATGAAGAGCATCATAACATCTGGTCAAGGCTCCACAACACAAATTGATGGACTTACGACCGCGATGAAGCTTATGATGGGTTCAGGACAAGGCATGGAAACCGTTACCAAAGAGCTGACAACTGCATTCGAAGACTTGGCTAATGCTCACGGCAAATTGACAAGTGAGCAGTCCGCACAAAGAGGAGTTGAGTTCTTTGCAACCATGTCTAATGCAGCTAATGAGCTTGGTCTTAGATTTCAAGATGTTCAAACCCTCATGAATAATGTCGCAGGGACTTTCAAATTCACAGGAGATAACACAGCAGCGGCTGCGACAATCTTGGGAAGATATAGTGGAGCATTACAGGATACTGGGCTCACATCAAAAGCTGCAACAGAATTGACCGGCGATATGATTAAACAAGTGGCCGGACTAACTGTTGCACAAAAGGCATACATATCATCACAGTCAGGTGGTCCTGGTGGTTTGCAGGGTGCATTCAAGATTGAACAAATGATACGTGAAGGAAAAACAGATCAAGTAATGCAGATGACTGAGCGTGTTATGCGTCAAAAAATGGGCGGGCCAATCATAGGGCTAAAAGAAGCAGCAGAAAGCCCACAAGCCGCAGCTCAGTTTATGAAGCAAAGGATGATGCTTCAGCAAGGTGTATTTGGAATTGGTAAGGGAACCCCAGACGATCAAGCAACGCGTATACTTGAGGCGCTTAAAACGCGTGATACAAAAGCATTCACGGAACTATCCGGAAAGAAAGGACTTGATACAGTTGTCGAAAAAGGCAATCAGATTCAACAGAATAATTCAAACACGTTCAAAAGTATGATGAATTCTCTCAATGATATCGCAGTAGCAACAGCATTGACAGCTGGCATTGATGTGAAAGAACTTGGTGGAAATAAGAATGTTCTGGCTGCCGCAATGAATGCACAAGAAGCTGATATGGCTACGGGGAACGCACGAGATCAGGCAAAGGTTGTTGGTGCAAAAATGGAACACGATCCACATAAAGAAATAGCCAAGCAAGGAGCCGCAGGTGCGGCTGCTTTCGCCGTAAATACAGTTATACAGGCCGCAGCGGCAAAGAAGGCAGCAGAAAAAGGAATAGATTATTTGAAGTCTTCCACCACTCACGATCGTGATATGATGGGTGCTCACGCAACAGCAAGAGGGGCGGGTACACGCGTTCTTGAACGATCAATGGCTGCACATCAACACCCAGGCGCACAGCAGATGGCTCACCCTTTAATGCGTGAGCACACCATTCCAGCAGGGCACGCTACGATGCCACACGGTGCCCAAAACGTCAATCTAAGCATTAAAGTAATTGCCCCAGAAGGTTTCGATGTAGTAGCCTCAAGCCACTCGTCCAACGTCAAGGCACAAATGTTAACACATAATCAACTTGTGCAAGCTCCATCTATGGTCCCCAGGAAATAATGTCATTACTTAACGCATTCACACAGACAAATGCTTTTACCAGCGCCACAAGCTCGATAAGTACTCCGCCATTTAAATCTTCTGGATTCGGTGTTGCTCCAATCCCAAGTGCAGATGGAAGTGGTTTGCCATCGAGCAAAACTCCAAGCCAACTTACTGGTCAAGTTCAACGAAACATAATGCATTGGTTCGTTCCAGAGGTTGGCGTGATTAATATGTATATCAATCCTCAGAATGTTGATTACAGCACATCAAAGATCATTAACAAAGAACTCACAAAAGGTGGATTCGTTGTCCAATATTGGGGCGAAGAACTAATGACACTGTCAATTAACGGACATACAGGTAGCTCAGGAGTTGAGGGGCTTAATGTTCTTTATGAGATATATAGATCTGAGCAGTATACGTTCGATCCGATTGGTCTCACGCTAGCAGCATCAAACTCCATCAGCGGAGTAGGGGACGCTGTCAATAATGCACTTGGTAATCTTACAGGACTCAATACATCAATTGCAAATGCCACCTCTGGTCTTCTCGGCCTAGATCCATCAAGTCAAAATATTCTACCACAAAATATCCAATCATTGGCGTCTCTTGCCCTTGGTATAGAATTATATTACACTGGTTGGGTATTCCGTGGATACTTCAATTCATTTTCATTCACCGAAAGCGTCGATCGACTCGGATTATTCGATTACAAAATTCAATTCACAGTAACGCAACGACGTGGATATAGAACAAATGAATTCGCGTGGCAACACAGTGCAATTAATGGACCAAGCAATAATGGTCTTGGTGGCCCTCCTCTCACATTCGTAGGTGCAACAAGTGGAACGTAAGATAAATGTCTACAAATGATACATTAACGGGACTTGGATCGATACTTTCGCAGCAATTCAATTTGAGCGAAAACAAGAACGCAAGTCTAGATATAGTTCAGAATGGTACAACACAAAAGTATGGCCAGCTTGGAGATTTTGCCAATCAGTTTGATCAAACCGCAGATCGTAGCTACTATGAACAAGGTTATCGGCGACCCAACTTTTTTGCTCCGAAACCAGATATCCTGAATGTTCTAATGCAAGATCCAGACATTACTGTCTTTATTAAGAAGCGAGCTTTTGGTTCATTAGCTGATAATTTTCGTCCAGATCTTATGGATGATCAGGATCGTCTCTTCTATAAGGCAACTAAGACATTATTCCAAAATAAATGCAAGCAGATATCTGACTATGAAAAGCTTGTAAAGATCGCACAAATATCAGAGGTTGTTGGTGGTGTAGACGACAGCTTGCTTGGTATGATATTTAACCTTACAGATAATATCAATAACCTGCCTGGGGCATTCGGCGCGGCAGGGCTACAAACTTCAATCAATACATCACTATCACAATTCACAAGTATTGTAAATAGAGTAAGGGAAGTTGTTGCAATGTCAAAGGACAATCTGACAACATCGTGGATAACCAATATACCCAATAGCTTTCGCTCAACATTTGGAGAGGGAACGGGCGTAATAGAACTAACAACCGTGAGAAGTGTTAATACTACCTCATCTGTTCATTTCGGTGGCGGACAGTTCTTGCTAACAATATCCGATCCTTATCAGTTTATGAGAATAACACCAAATGATATAGATCAAGCCCTATATGATGCCAACAATATTCTATATCAGAACCAATTCGTGCAGCTCGGTATCCAATCACTCGACGAACTAATATCGGATCGTAAAAGAGAACTTACGCTTTCTCGTAATGGTCGTGGGGCCAGTTCCATATCCTTCATTGTTGATCCATACACATATCTAGGGAAACGTGTAAGGGCAATCATCGATGATCTCGGCTATGAAATACAGTTCACAGGATCGGCCACATCCGTATCAATCGATCCATCAGCATTAAAAGGCAGCATAACTCTTGGTAATCAAGGTTTAAGCTCATCAGAAGTAAAACTATTCAATGCTATTGTTGAGAGTTTATTTACACAGATGACCGTATCCAGCAACTCACGGAGAACGTCTCGTCAGAGCAATACAGATCTCAAATATGTGCGAAACAAACTTCGTCTTCATTACTCGGGTAAGCTTATTATTCAGCCTATGGATACTGTCAATATATTCATTAAGTCGCAAACAAAGCAGGATAATAAAGTTAATAGCGGCCTGCAAAGCTCATTCTCTGGATTAACGTGGATGCAGGGTTTGCAGACAACATTAACAAGTCTAACTCAATATCTCAATGTAGATAACAGCTCATCGGTAGAAAAGGCATTTTTTGTTGGTAGTGATTTTCCAAACTGGATTTGGCAATCTATGCGCAACAAATTCGTATCAACAGACAAAGGTTGCCACGTATTTGCTGGAATTGTAAATGAAGCAACGTCAAGATTTGATAAGGGATTTAATAGTGTAAGCGTGAATGGTGTCGATAACACCGGATACTTTGATTATGGAGCCGTTAACTTAAAACCATCGGTAGACGTATTTAATGGTGCGCTCTATGATCCACTAACACCATTTGATATTCAATTTGATACAGCAACGGGCGTTCAAACGAATAGTACTCCCGAGCTATTGCCAGAAAATAAGGGAATATTTCAATCGGCTTTCGTGAAGAACAAAAATGGAACCTTAGCCGGTCAAGTACCAACTGAAAATAGTTTTCTTAACCAAGATCAACAACGCGTACAAAGCACTAACGTAAATCGTGTCTTTTACGATCCTGATGGTTTCGTATATCGATGGAAGGAAGGCATAGGGACGCTGGTGTTATTTGGTGATTCATATTCGGATCAATCTGGTCAGGCTGCCCCGGCAATTACAAATGATCCATATGCTGGACAAGACGTAGTAAATGTTCTATCGCTTCTGATAACTGGACAGCCATACAATTATGCCACATTTTACAAAGCAGCGACACAATTTGACGGACAGGCAAGAGATCAGACAACTGGACAAGACGCCTCAACATCATATTTTCGTGGACTTGAAACAAGTCTTAAGACAAGAAACTTTATATATGGAAATTTCATACCATTCAAAAAACTAACAATAGATGAAAAAACATATGCTAGTATGTTAAATAATCAACTTGCGGCACAAAATTTCGATCAAGATTTAAATGATCTTCTATCTCAAAGAGCCAACGCAACAAATCAACTATCATCGCTAACAGGTAATCAATCGGCAACTACTGGAAATTCATCCGATGTATCTATTGCTGTAAGTTTAGCCAAGCAACAAGTATCAAATCTTGATACACTAATTGCCGCAAAGATTAACAGTATAACAGCTGCCCTTAATTCAATTAATTCACCAGTTAGCTTATATGGTAATGATATATCATTTGATTATAGCCCAAATCTAGTAGTGGGAAGTAAGACGAGCAATGACCCAAATTTACGGAAAGATCTAAGAAGACAATTAAATTTTCTTACACGTAGATTAATATATAAAGTAAGAGCTAATGAAGATCTTAATCTGGTGATAGTCGATGATGCCTATGATAAAGATTCTGATATACAAGCATTTGAAAAATCATTTAGAAATATGCAACTTTTTGATAGTGAATATACGACTGTATCTGATCAAATTAGAACAGTTTCTCAAATATTAGATCTAGAAGTATTTGCAAATAGTCAAGGTCACATAGAAATCAGAAATCATCAGTATAATAAAATGCCAAGTTCTGTATTCTATAATATGCTGAAAACAAAAAATGAAACAGGCGTACAAGTATTTCCACAATTTATAGAAGATCTTTATACAAATCAGCTAGATACACTGCTAGGACAAATAGGAAATATAGAAGATGAGATAAGACTATATTGTTGGGCAGCTGGGTACGCGGATGATTCAGATTGTGTTGGTTTTATAAGCAGTACCGGAGGATCATTACCAATCACAAATGTAGGTTCTAACACTAGCATATTTTCATTCCTATCAAATCCAGCATCAGGAAAGGTAGATGGACAAGATCTAAGATACATTGTGCAAACCTCAAATCCTGACGATGTTCTCAGTGCAATAAACAACGCATTGAATGGAACGAGCAATGGAACATCACTAAGCAATCAGTCAAATTTAAAAAACACATTTGATATCGGTCGCATAACTTGGCTGCTACAAGCAAATGCTCCATCTACATCAACATCAAATTATAAAGGTGAGTTTGAGCAGTTACCAACAGTCACATTACAGGCATCCTTACAAAATAGATATCAAACAGTTAACACACGATTACAAGCATCAACAGGCGTACCGTTTGATGTAACACAACTATTTGGTACGAATCAACTAACACCCCCAATATCAAGTACAAATCTATTAATTATCTTGAATGGAATAGCTCAACGAATTGCCAGCAGACAATCAGCTATAAAAAGCGCAGCAAACGCCTTAAGAAACCTACAAGAAAGCGTATCACTTGATACACAAAATAATAATACAACAAACAATATATTGCTTCCAAATCTTAACAATTCCAAAACAATACCACAAATGTTTGAACATCTCATAGAAGATGAATCATATGATGATCTTGGACCTGGTTCAGGGGCAAGGTATATCGTCAACGATGTAAATATTATTAGTGAAACAATAACAGAAAAACGTCCAGAATATACATCAATATATGTAACTGGAAGCTATGGAGATCAATTCTTAAATAACTCGCTACCGTCAGATCTTACAATCTTTCAAAATGGAAATGCCCTATCTACTGCTGGCGCTGTCGATTATGATTTGTGGAGAATGTATGGAATATCATTACCGGTACAAATTAAAGCTCCATTCCTAACCGATCCAGAGGGACAACTCGCCCCTTATGCCGTATCACTACTTAACAAAGCAAGAAAAAGCGTACTATCCGGCAACCTAACAATCGTTGGCAATGAGTACCAACAGCCTGGCGAAGTTATATACATTGAGCATCTTGATCAGTTATTCTATGTAGAAAGTGTAAGTCACGATTTTACATTTGGTAGCACATATTCGACTTCAATAAATCTGTCCTATGGGCACAATGCGGGAGAATACATACCAACACCATTTGATGTTATTGGTAAGTTGTTGTATAAAAACAAAGATGTAACTAATTTTGTTCATCATAAACAGGGAAATTCATTCAATCAAGAACATATTGGAACAATTATTGGAAACATTAACAATCAAACAGCCGCCTCCAGCAATGTTTTGCAAGATATTGTAAGTGGCCAATATGCAACTAGCAACACAGATACGCTGAATAAAATTTTCCAGCAGGCAGCTGGCGCACTAAGTGCAGCATCTGGTAATTATTTACCTATTTTAGAATTAAGGGTATTTTATAATTCATCACCCACATTTTCAAGCTTTAACGATGTTAATGATTACGCATTTTCACTAGCATACGCCGTACAGCAATTTTTAATTGGGTCTACATCACTAGCCAATAATGCACAGCCAACAGCAAATACTACAAATAACCCACAAACATTAGAACGATATAAAGCACAAATTAAGGTTGTAGCAGTCGATTCATCATCGACAAATGCCGGAGAGTATCGTTATCCGTCTGCGGATGCATTCTATTATGCAAGAGATGCTATAAATAAAGCAGGTGGCCCATCTATGATAACAAGCACATCACCAACAAAAAGCAATACACAAAATGCCGCTGCCGAACCAACAGAAAATGCGCAACAACTAATCATAGATGCTATGATATATGGAGCAATGGTAGATTGTTGGATAGTATACACAAATACCGATAATCCAGCCGGAACATCATAAAATGGCACAAAGAATTGATAATAGAGGAGTAGCAGATATAGTTGTCCAGAGGCCATCTGGATTTATTAAAGTCGCATCAATTGATCATATCGATCTTGCAACAAAAATAGCCTATGTAAAAATTAAAGATTCCGCAATAGGCCCACCACAAATTGTTCCGGCTCAGTTGCCAATTTCCTATTTCTCCTCCGGTGGAGGGTTCATTGGTGGCAAACCGCGTGGCGGAACACCTGTTCTTGTTGCTCAGGCGGAAGGTGGAGCCAACTATTATATAGTATCTTTTCTGGCACAGGACCCCTCTGCCAAGAATACAATCACACCGACACAAATTATAATACCATCATTAAGTGATGATCAAATCGTAATTCAGGCAAATACAGATGAATCAATTACCTTAGATGATAACGGTATTACAATTGGAGATTACGCTGATTCATTTGTATTCGATACTAATCGTGCTGTTGTGGTTAATACATTCGATAATGTGTATTCATTAACACAGGCTTCACGAAGCATAGAAGGCAGCATAAAAAGAGATAGGAACCCAGCAACTATTTTCTCGAAAGCACTGCGTGCTGCCGATGCATCATATGATGATGTATTAAGTGTAGTTGGCATGGACCCGATCGCAAAGACAAGTAATTCTAATACGGGCTCATCGGTAAGAAACCCAGCAAGAATAGAAAAACACGAAGTTGTTTTCGAATACGAGCAATTCGCATACGTACGAAGCAATGATGTTGAATTGCAGGGGTATAACCCAAATGCACCAAGCAACGTGTCATCGACATTGCCCTACTTCATTAATAGACGTGAAGGTAGATCCGATGCGCTCAGTCTAAGCCTTGTATCTCCAAACTATCTAATGGAGAGTACAAAAGGGACTGTGGTAGATATCTTTGGTAATATAGTAGATATAAACAGAAGTGTAATTCCAATAGGAACAAATAGTAGTCTATCTGTTGCTAATGTGAAATCTACGGTTAGCAAAGACACATTTAATAATGTGTATGAACAGATCAAAAGATTTGAACGAAAGAGTCTCGCATATCACTTTGAGATCAACGCAAGAAAAGAAACAAATGGTTCTGGTGTTCCAGATGTTAACAATACAAATAACTATGCTCGTTTGCGTAGTAGATTTCATTTTGACATAGACAAAGAGGGACAATTTAAACTCAATGTTCCAGCATCGAGCGAAATGGGTAATGTTCCTCTATTGACGAGATATGAGAATTATTCGACTGTCAATTTGGATCCTGCCACAAAAGATCCAAACGCTTTATTATTTAATAGCGATTACACAGATATTCTCACTGAATCATTTGCAAACGCAACGCCCATATCGCTTGTAGATGATCTTGGGGGAAGCTCTGCCCCTATCGATAGAATTACCACGGCAAGCATTGGATTAGGCACAACATATCATAACATTGCACAAACGTGCATAACATTTCAAACTGGCACGGAGTATGTTCCACCAGAGTATGTTCCCATAACAAGCCTTGCCAATGGGCTCATACCGCCAATTCCATACATTGTAACAAACACAATTATTACGGCTGGACCTAACGCAAATGCAGGTGGTCGAAGCGGTCAAATGAACTTTGATGGATCGATTGAGGTTAATATAGGCGCTAACACTGTCGATAGACAGTCCCTATGGTTAGACACACAAGGCGGTATAGTTGCGGCAATTGGCAGAGATCTCCAAAACATAAGTTTAGCAGGAAAGCTCGATGGGCAGGTATTCCTGGAAATCGGAGGCAGCACTGTACCGCCAGAGCAGCCCGGACCAAATGGAAAAACAAGATTTGCAAATTCCCCTCTTGGCGCCAACACAGGGCTAATTGCTGGTGCTCTCGATATAAGAGTGTATGATGGTCTCGGATCTTTAACAGTTCTAAGAATAGATGTGAATGGAATTACAATATCAACTCCTGGTGGAATTGTGTGCTCGGCAAACGGACCGATACAGCTCCATACAAATTCCGATATGTATCTAGAAGCCGAAAATATGTATATACAAGGAAGAGAAGTAGTAAAAGATCAAAACAAAGGACAAATTTAAATATCAACTGATATATAAAAGAGTAAAATGTGCCCCTGCCAACCATTAAATGATTCAAATTTTCATCCGCCAGCACCACCTGCCGGAATCACTGGTTTTGCACCCACATTACCATCTTTAAATATTCAGTTTCCACCAATACCGTTGCCAGATCTCACCGGACTGTTCAACAGTTTAAATTTTGCATTACCATCTGGATTACTGAAACCAAATCTTGATTCAGATGTGTTCAATAAACCATTTAGCGCATTCTTATCACTACTAGAACAATGTATGCCATTTTTAATGCTATACAAGTTTTTCTTACCTGTTCTAAATTTGATTCTATGTATTATAGAAGTTTTATGTGCAATACCAAACCCAATTAAGCTACCAAGAGCAATATCAAGACTATTCAGGGTATGCTTGCCCGAGTTCTTCTCACTATTTCCATTCTTGGCATTAATACTGATCATTATAGCATTGATACTGTTGATTATTGCTCTCGTTGAATACATTATTCAGAGAATACTCAATATCATTGCAACAATAATCAAAAACATAAAAATGCTGGCTGCTGCGGTGAAGCGTTTGGACAATAGTAGTATTATTGCCATAACAAAGAAGGTAGGAGATTTGCTATGTCTGCTACAAGATTTGTTTGTTATATTTGGTGTTATTCTATTAATCGTTCAGTTAATCAAGGGTATGCTTGGACTGGGCTTCGACATCCCTCCTTGCAGCTCATCGGAAGGAGGCGCTGATGGCTGCTGTACTACGGATGTCTGTCCTGCGTTCATCAAAAATAATTCAACAGATGGTATAACAAGTAGCACTGGGTTTTTTCAGTATCTACCGCAAGTAGGATTACCAGTACCACCTAGTTTAAGCGCGTTTCCATCATCGCTATTTGCAAATCTATCAGCAATACGCCAGGAAAGCTGGCAGTTTTATGATCCTAATCTTGCCCAGGATCAACAATTCTATAATATCACTCACGCCTTCGATCTTCCATCAGGAAATAATACCGTATTTTTCCCAAGCGGAGCAACCTATGATGACAACACAGATCCTACAAACGTCCCATATACAATAAACTTTCGCTTGTTCTATGATCCTTTTTTATATGGAAACATAATATCTGGCCTTCCACGATATATACGAATAACTAACGCCATAGTAAAGGCGCCACCTACAAAAGGTGTCGCTTCATATAACGGCAATCTTGTAGCTCCATTCGACGGAACATTAAATCTCGTAGGTGGCACAATTACAGAAGACGATGGTACTACTCCGATCGTCACGGCGAGTGGGAACACGGCGCGTATAGATGACGTATTCCACATACCAACTATTGAAACGGGTATTTTGGTGCCCGATGGCGTACTCTATTCAGATCTCACTTACACATTCAACATCAACCCAGGCGCACTTCTTCCACTCATAACGATAGGGTGTATGCCAACGGTAGCTGTAAATCGAGATTTCATCAACACCACACTAGGCGGATTGTTTAATTCGGCAGGCGTGAATCTTGCCAATGCTCTTGCTATAGCTCCACTACCAGATGTAGCTGCTGCTCAAAGCTGTATCGCTGACAATGTTGCTAATTTCAGAAATAACATGTCTTTGGACACAGCTAATGAGCTGCAAAACAACATACTTGCTTGTCTATCAACATTGCAGGATCAGGCATCTGCCTGCCTCACGGGTGTAATAGGCGCGGGATATAACCAATATGAAAGTTCATTTGAGTTAGACACATCAATTCAATTTACAACACAACCGATAACCTTAAGCGTTACCATTAATGAAAACTCTGGGCAGAACACATCAGCAAATCTTCCAGCGAATGTCGGAGCAGCTGTTGCTCAGAATTTAACCGGAGTAATATCTCTCGGCGAAATCTCACCATTCATATATGATGGATATGGACTATACAATGCGTTCATTACAACCGACAAGCCAGGAAACGGAACAATTAAAGTAGCATTCAACAATACATATGTAAGCACACTTAACAACCCACCATCTATTGACGAGACACCATCGATATCTATCGATATTCTATCATACACATTCGTAGAAGCACCAGCCATACCAATTGGCGAACCACGACGCGACGCGGGCGATGTGGCGAGAGACGGAGAGGTATAACATATGCCGGTAATAATCACCAGTGCCGATGCCGCGGCACCAAATCCAACAGGACCAATTCCACATCAGGCGCAATTTTATGATGATCAAGATATTTTAAACATAGATATCGATGAACTATATACAAATCTTATAACCCCAATTGATCAAAATCGTAGCTATCTCGGCGCTAATCCACAAGAATCACGTGTAAATGCTTTTTATCGTATGACTGGACTACCCGTCGTGGCCACAGATCTGTCAGGATTTTATAGCCCAGGATATGATCCAAATTTAAATCTTGATAAGACCTCGCAGGCAAAATATACCAATATTGCAAATGCCATTATAGCTAACACAAACTTTACATCAACACAATTAGATGTAAGAGAAAACAATACACAAAAATATTATACGCCCATATGGTCAGCTCAGACTCTTAATGCTGTCGCACTTGCAATAGGATCGGTGTTCATACGATCTTTTGAAAAACAACTTACAGATAATATTGTTTTCCCGGCAATTGATAAGGGTCAAGAACAGACAATAGACGATCGTATCGCATATATAGAACGTTTTTATAGCGATGAAATTACCCAAATTAACGGTGGAGACACTACTACTCTCCTAAGATCAAAGCATTATTTGCGGCCGTTCATCGTCGATCCAAGAATAGCATCTGCCGTAGTGCCAACCAAGAATAATATCTGTGCTCCATTTCTCTATGATAAATCACAAACAAAAATAATTGATAATCCAAATGGAGGATCAACATATTTAAAAAGACCATATATAGAAAGAGTAATAACTACAAGATTAAGTAATTCACTTAATTCAAATAATGCAAATAATAATCAAGCAAGCACACAGTCATTTATTGACAGTCTATCTACAAGTATTCAAAGCAATCAAGCAATAACAGATCAGGGATTGTTGCAGTTTTCGACCAGCCAAAAACAATACTATTCATCAGAGATAATGATTTTTCAAAGATATTTTAGATTGATGAGAGCCATCATTAAAAAATTACACGATTCAATTGACAATATTAAAGAAGTATCTACCAATATGAATTGGCAACCTGTTCCCAATCCACAATCCGGCCCAGAGGCCGGTGCTACACTTAATCCAGTTATAAATGATGGTAATCGTAATGCAGACTACCAATCGAGAAATCCAAATTATGAGCTAGATATTCTAGATGCTATGACAAGAAATTACATTGATCAGGCTCAATTCGATGTTGGATTGTCCGGAATGACAGATCCTGGTGATTTTGCGTTCTCAAATCTTGATGATACGGTATTTGATGGTTTAAAGGTATCATCAAAATCATATACAGATCTAATAGATAAACTAAATAATATTCGCAATAGTATTGGCAACGAGGCAATTGACTCACTGAAAACAATAGAAATTATTATGGGAGAATTCAGCGGTCTCGGCGTTCTGGACGTTCTATCTATACAATCTACACTGTGGGTCATGCCAATAAATTCATTACTTGGTCTTATAGATCAGCGTGCGTTCGCGAGACTAAAAGAGAGATCAGATTTAAAATCGGCATCATTAGCACAAAATCCAATATCCACATCAATGATGGATTTTGATACTGGCGTAAGCGTAACATTTAAGCTAATTCAACAGTATTTTAACGATCTTAGTGCCGGGGACTTCTCACTCACCAATCAAAATAACTAGATTACTCAATAATTTAGCATTTAAACAGGCGGTTTAATTGTCATTTGATCTTCAAATATTGAACGGTGATCTTGTTCTAGATAACGGAGATTTGTCCATTATTCAAAATAACGACAAACTCGTTCAAGATCTGCTAAAAATCGCTATAACAACGCTTGGAGCGAACCCTCTTCAACCGTGGTACGGATCGATGATTTCTAGAACTTTAATAGGTTCTGTTCTCAGTTCAGACATAACAGTAGCATCGGCACAAAGCCAGCTACAAACAGCAGTAGAAACACTAAAAAGCCTTCAAGCAATACAAGTATCTCAGGGTCAAAAAGTCTCGCCAGGAGAGCAAATAGCCGCAATCACAAAAATTAGTGTTAATAGAAATTCAATAGACCCAAGAATATTTACAATCATCATAAGAGTTCTCGACAAGTCATTCGGCGGAGTAGCTGCCACTTTCAACGCATCAACAGTATAAGCTTAATTCTAAAATTTTAGGAAGAAATGGTCACCATTCGCACAACAAACGATCTTGTATTATCACTATTGGATTATTTTAAAGCATCTATGCCAGATGCTACTATGAATCCAGGATCTGTAATTAGAGATTTGTTCGTTGATGCCCCATCTAGCCAAATATCATTACTTTATGATGAGTTATCTAAAATTTCAAACCTACAATCTCTTAGGATAGTTTCAGGCAACGATCTTGATAGATTAGCGCAGAACTATGGTGCAACACGAAAAACAGCTCAGCAATCTACAGGAACTGTTCTATATACATTTGCATCACTGTCAGCAACCATTAGCATCAACGCAGGAGACATTCTGACAGCCAGCAATGGATTCACATTCACGGTTGTCAACGGCATAAGCGTCAATCCATCACAAGCAAATTCTTACAAAGCCATTGCTGTTCAGTATCAAAACAATCTAAACTTTCTAAACATAACAGATCCATACGCGGTTGAGGTTTCTGCACAGGCCTCGACCCCTGGTGTGGCTGGAAATATTTCAAACTATTCAATTGTATCCACATCCACAGTTGGCGCCTCACACGTGACAAACGTTTTCCCATTCACGGGTGGAAGCGATCAAGAGGATGATGCTACATTTAGGAACCGCGTACTTGCAATATTCAGCGGGTCTAATATAGGCACTGCACTTGGTTATCAGAATACGGCTCTTGCCGATAATTCGGTCGAAGATGCAGCTGTCATAGGTCCAGGTAATCCCCTTATGACACGAGACGGTACGCAAGTAGAGGAAAACGCAAATGGCTCATACACGATTATATCTGAGGGAACAGGTGGTAAAGTAGATGTTGTTATCCTTGGCTCACGTGAGCTTCAATACACTGATACGTTCATATATCAGGACAAAAGCAACACAAACGATCCAACCAATTCGGCCAATAATTTCGTGCTTGGACAAATCCCAGCAGACGCTGGATTAACCATCACACAGCGTAGAATAAATGACATAGCAAATGGGGTTCTTCCAGCACAACCAGTTGATAGTATTTTGTCTGTTACTGGTTCTTTAAGCGGCTCGAACTTTACGCCAAAATCAGTTAATTCTCTCGGGGTTGTCAGCGGAAATTATGAGCTTATAAAGGATACAGGACCATATGGAGGAAGCCCGTGGGGATCTGATACATTTGCTTGGATTAGCAACCAGATCGTTTTTAATGAGGACTTGGTAAAGGCACAATTTAATGGTCAAGATGCCACCACATTCTCCAATATAATTGAGCTACCTAACGCTACACAGAACATATCCATTACAAATGAAAATAGTTTGGTCTCTACAAATGATCAGTCTATCATTCAGCTCCTACATACACCAGCCACCAACGTAACAAGAGTATTCAATGTTAACACAGGTGAGAGATATACGGTCATAAATCAAAATCTTAATGGCACAGGAACAATCAATACAACTGGACAAATTCAAATTAGCGGCAATACGCTTCCGTCACCAAGCAACATCTTGCAAGTCGATTACACCTGGATCGTTAGCTATGATCCGTTCAGTGACTATGATGGAAAAATTCTCAACAACAACCCAAGGCCAAGCGACGACAGCGTAGATTGGGGCATGTCTAATGTCATTAGAACAGAACGAACATTATTCTCGCAAAATTCAACGAACACACTTTTCGTTGGCTCAACGAAACATGTCATCTCTTCAGTAATCAATGCTAATATATTTAGCACTACAAATGGTGTAGTAAGTGTAAGTTCTGTAGTTAATTTCGTTGGCAGGTTTGCTATAAATCTATTCGAGTTGGATAATCCAATAAACACAATAGAAAGCCTGAAGCTTATAAATACTAATGAAGAGCTATATTTTACAGCAGCAGATGATGGCGAGATTATCAATACAGCCGTAGTCGTTGGAACACAAGTTAAGTACAACGTTACCGTGATTCTGCCAACAGACTCTCCGGCAATAGTTGGAAATCAAGTTAACATAACATATAATCAATCAGACGCATTTAATGTTGTTGGATCAAG